ACTTATAACATCAATCATATATTAGAGTATGTCTAAAAAATCCTCAAGTGATAACGTAACGTATGTCTTTGAACGATTACGTTTAAATATTAATAATGGTTTATAGTCACCGCAATTTTCTTCGGCTTGTTCTAACGATGACCATATGTTTAATTTTTCTTGATTTTTACATTCAACAGAAAACGGAAACTTCTGTCTTGCTCCATGGGCCATTTTTATGTCTTCTCCTGATTCTCCCATAACAGCAGTCTTTATATCATCAGGATGTATATCAAATTTTTCTATTAAAAGTTCTCGGACTTTGTTTTGTAAACGACGGCCTTTAGCCTTTCGTGCGGATGTTGAAATCATAAACTTTAGTTTAGTTAAGTTAATAGTTTTTAAGCTATTATAGTTTTATTAAGTTATAATAGTTATTTGTTAAGTAAAATTTTTTAATTGTAATCTGTTAGTATATGTCCATAAAGGTATTATAAGGTTTAAATGAAACCTTTTTAAAGACAATGTATATAACGTTATTACAATAATAAGTAGTGGTTAAATTATTTAAAATTCAATTTATTTTTTATCTTCTTAAATTGACCTATAGCCCATTTCTCAGCACGTTCTTCCCATTTATTATCATCGTGAGGGTCTAATCCTTTGTACTGAGCCATTGTACCTGCCTGAGCATATTTCTTTATAAATTTTCTTACTCCAATTTGTTTAGCATCAAGAGCGTGTTTAATTTCGTGTAAAACGGTTATGATAAATTCTTTCATATTAGGATACGAACTTCTGATTTTTATAGTATCAGTTTCAGGTATGTAATCACCGAAGTCTCTACCTTTACTGAATCTAACTTTAGATTTGAGTCCGTATGATTTAACTAATTCAGTAGCTATATGAAGATAGTCTACTCTTTCGTTTAATTTATTTTCTACAGAATACTTTTTTGTAGAAGATTTAAAATTCTTTTTTCTCATAACCGTTTTTGATATCATATCTATTTCTTGATTTCTTTTATCATATCTTAATACTACAGGTACATTAATATCTGATTGCATATCTTTAAATAAAACATTTACACCATCAGGTAAAGAAGCTATATGTTTACCAAACTTTCTATACACAAGTCTAAATATCTTTATTACTTCAGCAGATGAGATAGGTTTACCATTTCTCGCATCATTTACTCTGTCGTGGAAATGTCTTGTAAACTCTACATCAATACCTACTTTAGCCCAAATCTTGTCAAGATGTTTTTCAACTTGACCGAGTTGACTTGGAGAAATATATTCATTTATTATATGTGTTAATTTAATCATAATTAATCATAAAGTCAAGCTATTTTTTCTTTAAACGACTTTTTTCTCTACGACCTCTGTTCTTAGATTGTGATTCGAATCCTACTATCTTTCCACCTTTATGTGAAGCGTCTTTACCATCACCGTTTCCATAAGTACCTTTTTTACGATTGTACTTATTTAACTCTGCTCTGTACTTTTTAGATTTTTTAGAAGATTGAAATTTTTTATATTCGTCTTTGTAATCTCTTTTTGCTTTTGCTTCATCCATTACAGATTCTTTCATTTTAGCTAATTTCTTTTCAGCATCTTTTATATCTTGTTGAATAAATTTTACATACTTTTTAAACTTTGAATGTTTTTTAGCTAACACTTTAGCATTAGATAATTCTTTATTTAAATCTATGATATAAAGAGCCATATCATTTCTATCTCTCTGTGGTCCTTCACCTATCATATCATAGCCTATAAGTGCCATTGCTATGTCTCTTGTAGAATCTCCTCTGAATTGTTTTACTACTCTTTTATAATTTTTTTTAAGCATAGCAGCTGCTTTCTTAGAAGACTTTGTATATTTTGTAAGAAAGTTGTGTAGAACTTTAATCTCTTCTTTATTTTCGTTTTGTTTTTTCAGAGTACGAAACGTAGTAACTTTTCTACCATTAATAGTAGGCATCCCGTGTTGGTCAGTTTCTATAGAATTTACTTTAGTCTTTTTATTCTTGAATCTTCCTGTAAGAATAGTATCACCGACTTCAACATCGATTGTAATTTTTTCATTTAATATGTCTTTTAACTTCATAACTATAACTATGAGTTAACATCAAAACGTACAACAAAAGCAAGTGCTAATTCGTCTTCGTTCTTTATTGGGTTAGCTAATTTACCTACAGCCAAGAGCTGATTTTGGTCGTTATAAAGTCCAATTTGTGTTACATACGGTGCGAACTTAGAACCCGTAACAAAAGGTGCGACTTTCTCTGTTGCACCATATGCTCTTTCGCCATATGAACTCGCACTGATTGAACTCGGGTGATGTACAGGCGCTCCGCCGGGAGGAAAGAACTTGTATGCAGAACCACTTTCAGGTACTTCTATAGAACCACTTCTTTCAAATGTCGTAGATATATTTGTAGATTTATTAAATTTAAACTCAGGTACATCACATAGATATTCATACTCTAAGTTCTTTACTGATGATTTTAAATTTATTTCCCAACCATCACTACCGGTACCTACTCCTACGCCGTTATACAAACTTCCTGTATCTGTGATTACTATTATACCATCAGCATAAAATATGTTGCCAATAACTCCGTTTAGTATTTGTGAACCACTATGTACGAGTTTACTTGAATCGTATGATGAAGATTGGTATGCGGCAAACGACGCAGAATAAGTATTATCATACAAGTTCCCAAAGCTGTCATCAAGCAATGTTAAAGTTTTATGTCCAGGACTATTATCTGTTAACTCGACACTACCTGGTTTTATTTTTTCACCATAAAACGCAGATGGTATTGATATTACATTTACCTGTCCGTGTATATCTAATTTAGTGTAAACATTACTACCACCAAAATTATTAAACGGTCCAGGTGTTCTGTCGTCAAATTGATTATAATATCTGTTTTTCGCCCAATAGTAAGTTGGTTGTTTAAAAAATGTATACGAAGAGTTTGACGCTGATACAAAAGTAATACCATCACTCGCACTCGCATAATTATACAGAGATTGTGAAACCGCTTGATAAGAGTATACACCAAATGAGCCCGTATCATTATTCGTAAACGAGAATGATTTGTGACTCGAAAATGGAGTTATGCTAATATCATCAGGAGGTATTCTACGAAACACCTTAGTTCCTCCTTATTAGAAATCAAGTTTAACTTTTACGATAGCTTCTCTTGCAAAAGACTTTAATAAAGGTTTACTTAACTTAGCAATTGCTAACAATTCATTAGCATCATTATACATACCAACTTGTGTAACATAAGATTTTGGATTCTTAAAAAATGTTGGATTAGTAAATGAACCATCTGAAGCTGTAAAATATGTTGGGTTACTTGAAAAGTTAAATTTCTTGTTACCAACTCTACAGAAATAATGTGTAGAACTGATTACTTCTTCTCTACGAGCTTGAAAGTAAGACTTTGCTTTAATAGACTTAAACAATTTATTAGCATTAAAAGCTTCAGCATTACTTGCTGATACAATATTAAGATGAGGTGCACCTAATACTTTTAATGGATGCGGATTAAGAACTATCATACCCAAGTCAGGATAAAACAATCCATAAGAACCCATTGTCGTTTCTGCTGCTGCAGTCGTCTTAATAACCGCATTACCACCTGAAATAGAACCCGATACAACATTAAATACTCGCCCACCTTGATTAACGGTTGGATTAGTAGTCGCACCTGAATCATCAATAAGTTTTATAGTACTCGTACCACTTGCTCCACTACCACTTATATGTAGTTCCCAATTACCTGGGTCCATCTTTTCACGTATTCTCGCTCTTTGTAAAGAAATCACATATGCGTGTTCTAAAACGTGACTACTTGCCATTGTGAATTTATCTTCACCGGGTCCTAATAATATATTTGAAAACTGACCATATAATGCCGCAGATGCTCTTTTTCCTGTAGCTCCTTTTGTACCTAAAGAACCACTACCATCATAATGTGCATAAGCTATACTAAATTGTATCTCAGCAGTAGCATCAGCATCAGGGTCACTTTTGTAAACATCTAAATAATAATTACCTGTTGAGCCTGATTGTGTTGATGAAGTGAAGAATGTAGTTAACGTACCTGTGCCACTACTCCACATTCCGGAAGAGATTACATCTCTGAGTCCTGAAATCACATCAGGATTCTCAGGATTTTCAGCTTCTGTTTGAAATCGTTGATAAATTGCCATTAGTTATTCCCCCTCTACCTTCTTCTACCGAATGTTCTGTTACGATTGACGGTTAAATTAATTGTAGTTGTCGCGGCTGTTTCATTACCGACTATAGTTAATTGTGTAGTTTGTGTTCTTGTTAACCTCTTTGGTCTTATTTCAACACTTTTACCTACTACAGAAATGCTGTTTGGTAAATCGTCTTCATCTAAAAAGAATGGTACCGTTGTACCACCGGCAGATACTTGCGCACCTGCTCTAACTCTGAGTCTTGCCATAGATTGATTGTGAAGAATGAAAGTATAGCCTAAAGTATCATCAGAACCATTTTGTGTAGATGGATTTATGATACTAACAGAATTTAATCTTCTTAAAGTAACAGCACTTTGTGCTACTTCGAGTATTGGCATCGCTTGTGTTGATTTAGGTAGAGTTACTAACTTATATCGCATAACGTGATTTTCATCAGGAAATGCTTCAAGAAGAGGCATACTCTCAATTACGTTGCCGTAGAAATCACTACCATTAGGATGTGTTACATCCCACAAACGATAATCGACTTCATCGTCTGCTAAAGCAAACTTTGTTATGTTGAACTGATTCTCACCTTTGGCTAAAAGTTCTCTGCCCTTCTTTGTGAGTACAGCATCAACGGTAATATTTGTATTATTTAAAAATCCCATATTAGACTCCTATTAGATAAATAGACTATTCTTCTATATTAAATATTGGTTTATTAAGTTTTTCTTCACTATTCGATGTCAAGTTTCGAATCTCCCGGTTCTTTTGTTACAATTCTTGTTGGTGAAGTCAATGTTACTTCAACAGCATCCAACCCATCTTGAGTTGTAAATTTTGTATTCTTTACTCCTTCATAAAATAATCTTCTCATAGCAGTAGAACTATCAGCAGGTACATTGATTTCTGCTGGTTCATATGAAAAACTTGACGGACTTTCTATAGATGCACTATATTCACTACTATAAAATAATTTAATTCTACCCTTTAAAGGATTAAGTCTTGAACCTGTGACATTAGGCTGTAAAGGTTGTTGGTCTTTAAACGAATCACCAAATGTTACAGATGCCGATGCATAAATGTCACCCGGCTGTCCTTTTCTTTCAAGTATACTATGTTCAAAGTTTTCTAATCTACTTTGTGAAAGTACTCCTTCATAAAGTTTATTTTCTCCTTGAATACGTACTGCACTCGCACTCGCATCATTAGTATAAAATTGTATTGATTGATTTATTTCATCAAACGATGTATCTGTTGAAGGTGAATACGGCTGACCATAAACTTTGTATTCTGCTATGCCAGGAGCATAGTATGATTCACTAATCGGTAATAGAGTTTCATAGTATGTGTTTTCAAAGAAAGGTTGTTTACCAACTACTTCTCTCGCTCTTTCAAGTAAATTAGGTTCTACTAAAATACCAAATCTTGCATTAGCTCTCGCAGGTGTTAATTTTTTAAGTTGCGGAAAGATACTTTGGTCATATGTTTTTAACAATTTTAAATATTGAAAGAAACTAAATGGTGCATTATACTTTTGCCAATATTTATCTTGAGCCGCATCAAGTCCACGATAAGTTTCTGAATATCTATCACGCGGGTCACCGAGAAAATTACCAAAATCTATGTTAGCTAATGATTCTATTATATCCTGATTTATAGCATCTGATGGTGAAAAATATATTCCAACTTTATTACCATCAGTTGGAGCAAAATCATATCTTCCCCTTCCAATCGGTTTTTCAGATTGTAATTCAGTATACATACCATCACTACCACTAATATACTGAAACTCAGGTCTAACAACATTTGCTTCTATTCTAATTTTATTAGTGCTTGGTTTAGATGGCCCTAAGTTTGGTACTAAAGATTTTGTTCTATCTACTACAGATTCAAAAGTATTTGATGTAAATCCTACCGCAGTAGCATTTTGAGTTTCTGTTGTCTTAGCAGATACATCTCTAATAACAGGGTCTGATTGTAAATTTTTATCATCATCAAAAGAATATCGAGAAACAATGTGTTCATACGATGAAGAAACAGAATTACCATCATATGCTTTTGGGTTACCAACGTGATTATCAAATGAGCCTGTGTTTAAAGTTTCTGTCCAAACACGAACTTCCATCAATGAACCTGAATATCGTTGTATTGGTAATTTATTAAAATCAACAGAACCTGTTTCCGGACCTGTTAAAACTGAAGCACCGCCTATATTAAATGTTCCAAAACTATCCCAAGATGAATTGTAAGTTTTACCAGCCGCAGTAGCACCATTAATAGTTAATGTATTAGAAGAAACATATTGAAATCTGTCGATACCCGCATCATATTTCTTTATAACTAAATTATAATCTACACTATTTTGTATAGACGCACTTTGTGGTGTTCTACGAATCATAGCACTATAAAATTCATCATCGTATATTGGCATTAATGAAGAAGATGTAGCTTTCCATCCATCTGAACCTGATAAGTAAAATAATAAACTACCAATATTATCAGCATTGTTATTATCTTTCATTACTATACCCATAGTATTTTTAGCACTACTTACTTTATTCCATATAATTTGATTTTGACTATGCGGTGCTTTAAATCTCCATTCTACCGTATCAGGAAATTGTGCTGCATCACCTGCTACAGAAGCAGATGCTTCTTGCCAAGTAAAATGTACTCGCTGACCTCCTCTAAATCCAAGTGCTTTTGTAAATTTTCTGTCGATAGCAAAATTAACAGAACTTGGTGTATCAGGTCCACCATATTCTTTTACTCTTAATATTGAACTCGGTATACCATAACAATTAATTAATCCTTTTAATGCTCTTACGGTCCCTTTATTCTTTAAGAAGTACGGCATATTTGAAACTATACGTGACCATATTTCTCTTGAGATATCTTGTTCAGTTCTTTCTATTTCTTCAAATCCACCCGCAGAACCACTTGAACGCTGGCCTAAAGCAAAATTAGGTAAATCAACTAAATCTTTACCATCTGATAATCCCCATCCAAGACTTTTAGCTACAGAATAATATAATTGTTTTGAAAGTCCTTCAGATATATTTTCTCTTCTATCATTTATCATACCTGTTTGTTTAATATACAACCAAATTTTATCAAACATTTGACCCATCATTTTTATAAAATCCAAGTATGCTTGATTTTCTTGTGTGTTGACAAACTGAGGCATATTATTTATAAGATAGTTTCCATTTCTACTATCGTATTCAGAAGAACTAACCATTTGTAAATTAAACCAAGATGTAGCTTCTGAAGATGTAGTATGAGCAAGAACGTAAGGACTATTCATTGTACCCGCACCACTTAACTTTGGCCAAGCATTGTCGTGAAATGTACCCATCGATGATGAATAATAAGAACTTGATTGTTCAAACATATATTTTTCAAAACTATCAAAACCATTCTTTACGTTTCTAATTCTTTGATGCCATATATCTGAATCTTGTTTTTCTGTTCCGTAGTTCGCCTGTGTTATACCTGCACTACTTGCTGAACTTTGTGTATAACTTTCTATTAATTCTAATTTATATTTAAAATTTCTAATTCTTTTTTCAGCTGATGAAAAATGTGTAAACTCTCTAAAGCCTTTATCGTGCGGTATATTTAATTCTGTTTCTTCTAAAGAACCTGATAAAATAATATTTTGTAATTTCTCTTTTATATCTACATTAGATGATAATAAAGTTTCTTCTGTGTGCATCGAAGTAGGTCTCGCTCTTAATGGACTTTCTGAATCTTCAAGCTTCGGACTTAATAAAACGGTACCTTTTATATCTTGAGGAACATAATCAATAATATCTATAGAATCTTCATATGGTAACGCCATTTCTTTCACAATACTTACTGAATCAAATTTAGAAACTACATTTCCTAATGGAGTATACAATTTATAATCTACAGCGTGTGGATAATCAGGTGTAGATTTTTTATCAATTCTAAAATTAGTAGTTAGATATTTTTCTCCACGAACTTCAATGTAAGTTCTAAGTTCTTCATTATCATTTACACGATAACGTATTTCAAAATTTTTAAACGGTTTAGTTACATCTGCAGGTTGTCCACCTCGTGTTCTATTTTCTCTTCCTGTATTTGAAGGTACTTGTAACGCACCCAACTCTTCACCTACTTCATCAAAACTCCTATCAAGTTTAATTAAGTCATTACCTTCGATTTTCTTTATCGAACCTATGTAGTCTGCATAAATATTTTGATTTGTAGTCTCTCCGGGTTTTTGAAATCTTAAATCAAAATCATCTACCCAAACAATTCCTTGTGTCGAATTACCATCAGCACCACCAATTCTATGACCTTCTACTATTAATTGCATAGGTTCGTTTGTTAACATATCTTCAGGTATCGGAGCGGTTCCTTCCATCATCTCCCAATCATTTACTATAGAATTTGCTTGACCATTTAATTCTATAGTCTTATATTCTATAGCGGCGGGTGTATCACCTTGATATTCCCAAACTGCATCAGGACCATTCCATTTCCAAAAACCACTTGGAGACATAGTACCATTTTTTAACGGGTCATTACTAACTGAGAAATCACAATTACCACCATTGATATTTGGTATGTTTAAACTTTTTCTTAAAGAATAACTTGGTGCATTTAATTTACTTATTAATGTAGATTTTCTTTGTTCTAAGAAAGTTCTACCTTGTAAAATATTTGGTTGTCTTTCTTGAGCATTTTCTGCTACTACTTTGACAATTCCACCAAATGGTATGATACCACCTACTTCAGCAGTTTCTATTAAATTTTTCAAGTTAGTAACAGGATTGTTACCAGCTTCTTCACCTTCAGATATTTCACCATAATTGTTTGCAAAAGGATTAGCACATCCTCTATTTACATATAAATCTTTTTCACCAACACCCGCATAAACATCTGATATAGGTCTCGGATAACCTGGTAGATATTGTGCTGTAGCACTTAACTCTGTAGCATACACTTGGTCGCCTGATATACCAACATATTTTTCACTTGAATCATCACCAAATATAGCTTGAAAAGAACCAAGACCTGTACCAATCCAACTTTCAAAATAATCATCGTTTTTATAAGGGTCTATAATACGAGCACCACTCGCAGTTCTTGCTCTCGCTGGTTGGCCCGTATCACCTAAGAACCAAAATCTCGGGTCATTTTTATTATCAACATCTTCAAATACTGCAAATCTTAATTCGTCTAAAGTGCCTAAATCATTTTCACCAGGCTCGACTTCGTTAGAACCAGGACCTTTGCTATAAAATTGACATCCTACTATTTTTCCTGGGTTCGCATCACCATCTACACTATATTCTATAATTATACCTTGTGCTTGGTCTTCAGTAGCATTTGCTTCGTTTTCTACAAAATCTCTGTAATCTGTAGAAAACTCAACTAACATTATCAAACCTTTTCTTTTATTTGAGTGACCACTTTTGTATCTATGGTATTCTGATATATCTTTAATTCTTCCAAACTTTGTCATCAATGTTAATAAGCCAGGACCATTTTCTGCTACAGCCTCACCAATAAAACCATTTGATGTTTTCTTTACTGAAACAGCACTTTCTCCTAATGTAAAATCATTACTCTGTTTTGTTTTACCAAATAGTGTTGATAATCCAAATCTGTAATTTACAGCATTTTCAGCACCACCAAAACGTGATTGCCAAATATGATAATCACCTAAAGTGTCATCATACTTTAGAAAGAAAGTAGCGTGGTCTCCTGAAAACGAATTCCAAGGTGCAACGTGACCAAAATATTCTTTGTGTCTACATTTAAATACTACATCAAAATCTCGTGTTGATGGTAAAATAGATTGTTCAAATACACAACTACCATCATCTTCTTGTGCATAACTTTGATAATTTAAAGCAGAAGCGTCTGTACAACCAGGTATTACAGCAGGTATCTCAGGTAACCAAGTAGTTCCTTTCCATATCCAAGTACGATTTGTACCATCAGTTCCTTCTGTTTGAATCTGAGCACCTACTTTTCTTATACCAAGAACTCCTTGAGACGCACCATCAGCAGTATTATAATTAGAATAGTTTGGTTCCCATACATACAATCCATTTTGTATAGAAGAAACAAACCATTGTTTTCCGGATGATAATAAACCTTCCCCTTGATTGCCTTGTAATTCATCTGAAGGTCTCTGTTCAGTTGGTTCCGCTAAATATCCTGCAGGTAGTGTGTCAGGAGTTTCTCCTATGTCTTGACCAGGTATATGAAATCCTGCGGGTGGTTCTGTTGGTCTTGGTTCACCAACACCGAATCCCGCACCATACTTAATACTAATATTAGCACCTTTATTTGTGTCTGATGCTTTTTGAAAATAAGTTATATAAAATAAATCAGCACCTGGTGTTACTCCATAATTTGAAATAGCAGGAAGACCTGATGAAATTACTAATGGTCTATGTACACCTTGTTCACCGGGCCATTGTGTATCATTTCTGTAAATAGCATTTCTATCAAGAAACTTTATACATTGACCTCCATTACGACCTTCACCCTTTACCCACTTTGCGTGATATCCTATAGGACCTGTTCCGTAAAATCCTTGTTGAGGATTGTTATAAGCTAATATACCATCAGACCATGCTTCTACTTTTATTGCATCAGTATGTAATTCTATGTCTTGTACGCCTATAGGTTTTTGTGGATTTAAATTCTCATCAAACAATATCGTATCACCACTTGGATTACTTAAAATATTATTTTCAGTAATTACAATTTCTTCACGTTCACCTATAATATAAGCATCTTTTATTCTAATAGATGCATCTTGCATTATTGGTTTAAAACTAAATCCTGCGGCGTCTTCTAATAATAAATGTGTAGAACTCGTGTCATCATCAACAGGTGGCCCGCCTGAATGTGCACCAAATCCAAAGTTAGATGGTGAACTCATATTAGGATTAAATGGATTAAAAAATCTTACTACAGGATGTGTACCTGTTCTTTGTCTGTAGCTTGCATCAGAGATAAAAGTTTTAAAAGCAAATCCTCTATCATATAAATCTTCTTTATAAACATCATCATTTATTTTTTTAGCACGTATTCTTATTTCTTTTCTTGATGGTGAAATTTCTGCAACTTCATAATTCATTTTTTGTGGTAATAACTGAAATGCGGCTTCTTCTCCCTGTTCTCTTAACTGCTCAGGAGTACCCGCGTGATAATCACCATTAGGTTTTAGAAAATATTGACCGTTATATATGTCACCGTAATTACCGTCTTTAGTATTAATTAAAACTACATCTTCACTACCTGCTAATCTTCTATAAAACTCATACCTAAAAGAAAATCTACCTGAAGCAAAACCCATCTCTCTTATATCTACACCAGGCTTTACAACAATTTGACTATCTATTATATTAGGTTCTACTTCTTTAGAAGTTATGATACGATTAGTAGTAGGTTCTATTATAGATAATTTAATAAAATCATTTTCTTCACCGTTACCAAAAGGCCCGCCTTCGAATCTACGAGTACCCGGAACAAATGTTCCTCCTACTTTTAATAATTGTTTATCTCTATTTGATAGTTTACTTGCCATTATTCTAACTCACTAAAATTTCTATTTATAACTTCATCAAGTTCATCACCACGTTTGTACTTTGGTTGTTTTCTTTCTATTTTTATCCAACCTGACGGGTCATCTTGTGCTGTACCTGTTTCAGGGTCTTCATAACTCAGAATAGGCCCGCCAGGACCTTGTCTCAATAATTGATTGTTATTATCTAAAGAAGACGATGCCGCAAACTCAGCAACCATTCTTTCTTTCTCTGCTTCATAATCTTTAGAAGCTTCGAGTTTTAAGTTTTGAAAGTACTCGTTATTTTGAAGTTGTTCTTTTGTATAAGGCATTATCTTATAAAAAATGTAAAATTGTTATCTATAACTTCAGTATCTATACCTGAACTACCATTATATGAACCACTAATAACTTTTAGTAATAGTTTATATTCTCTTTGTTCTTGCAGTCCACTTGTGTTTAAGTCTATATAATTACCACGTGAGTCACAAGATACTAATGAACCTGTACCATATGGTACAACCACATCGTCTGTATAATTATCTATTATACTATATTGTGAGCCTGAAGGTAAATACTTTACATCAGTATACGCAGATGATGATGGAGAGTTAGTCAATACAGGAAAATTAGCTCTGCCTACAATTCTAAGTTTACCATCATAATTTATAGTATACTTTGATTTTAGATTTGGGCTATAAATTTGTAAATCTTCTACTTCTCTCGCATCAAGTTTATCCAAACTACCTGTTGACCACGAATGTGAATTCCAAACTGCTTCTAATCTTGGTGTATAAATTGTATGTGTATCACGAGAAAAGAATTTAAAATTTCCTAACTGAGCACTTGAACCTTCATCAAGGTCTACATTATCATTACCCATAGAACCTGAACGCTTTATTATGAATCCATTGTTAGGAATAGTGCCACCTAACCACTTATTAACAATATCAGTTACATCCATCCTCATATCAAGTTCTGTATCTGTATGTGAAAAAGTTTGAGATGCTTCAAATCCTGAACCACTATACCAAGTACCACCAATATCTTTTGTACCACCGGCCCAAAATAATTCTTCATTCTTACCACTTCTATAAGCCCAACTAACACCTTCTGTTTCTGAAGGGTCATATACTTTCTTTCCTCTACCCATTTGCCAAGATTGACTAACAGGATAAGCATATAAAGTTTGTGAAGTAGATAAATTATCACTACCCGCATCATATAGATTTAAATAGTATTTAGCAGAACTACCTGCTCCTGCGGCATAAATACTTTCACTCATATGAGTTAGATTAAAATTTATTAATACTCTTGATACATCTACGGTTACACCCGCCGCATCTACATCTTTTCTTATTTCAAGAATCTCATCTAACCCAAAGTTATTTGATGATGATGCTTCGTATAAAACTGAATCTTCTGTTGCGTATGAAAATAAGTGCATTGTTTACTCCTAATATCCCGCGCCTGATGTAGAATCACCTACACAATTTGCTTCAATATCTTGAGACGGAAATTTTAACTCAAAGATACTTGGGTCAAGTGACGGATAAATAACTCCATCTTTAGTTGCAGAATCTAAATCATAAATATTTCCTGAATAACCTGAACCTTTTTCATAACGATTAAAAATAAGTAATTGACTTTTTTCAGGATTATCTTCAACAGGCGGTACAACTGATGCTACACCATCTACTAATGCTATATCTTGAATTAAGTCTTGTGTGATAATTGGTTGATTTATTTGCCACTTATCAGGTGCGAAAAACAATTTTACAGCATCTATACATCTTAATAATACTTCTTGTTTATTATACCCGACTCTTGATACAATACTAAATCTAATACCAATATTTATAATATAAGCATCTTTAATATTTACCGCATCTGTAACAGGTCTGTATTCACTTAGATAAGTTGCTAAATTTCTCTTTACTACATTATTTAATACATTTAATTTTCTTGTTTGAGTATATCCCAACACATATAAATTCAATGCTAAAGGATTAGCAACACGAGTATTAGCTGTTGGTAAATTCTTACCTGCTGAACCTCCTGTTTTAGGGTCTAAGTCTTTACCTGCTTGTATTTGTTCATCTTGAACAATATATACTTTTGCTACACTACCGAATCTTGATGGCATTGTCATAACTCTCATCATATAATCTTCTTTAGTTATGGTTCTACCTTGTGCTTGAAAATAAGCAAGAGCGTTATTTTTTACTTCGATAACACTTTCTTGACCACGACCACCGGCCGCAGATAATTCATTTGAAATAGCAAAAGAACTTTGTGCATTAGAAATTAAAACTTGAGACAAACCTGAAGTTGCGGGTGGTCCAAATAAAGCATTTGTAACTCTGTTAATTGTATTTGAATTTACATTATGAGAAGTACCACCACCATATCTATATACTATAGTCAATGTAGTATTAGCAGGAGCGAGTCCATATGCTTTTGTATTTAAAAAATTACTTGGGTCAAATGTTCTGTCTATACTCGCTACACCTGAAGGTAAACTTGAACCAACATTATCAGGATTAGGAATAATTTCTTCATCAGGATTTGAACTAACTCCCGCTCCAAATCTTAATTCAGTTAATCCTTCTGTTGTAATAAAAGTTGTAAATCGTCTTGAAGTCTTTTTTAATTTCAATAAGTAAGGAGCTTTATCAGCAAATTGAGAATCTTGTGGACTTAAATCTGCGGTATTATTAGATTCGATGAAAACCGTATCTTGTGCTAAGAAAGGAACTTGGTGCCAATTATTACCATCACTATCTGTACAAGAAATTATTTCAGTTATTCCTGTTTGTGATAGTCTAATTTTGTCATATCTTTTCGCATTATTAAAAGAAAATTGTTCTGATTTTTGAGTACCGGACATACACGCTACAGATTTCTTTAGTAAATAAGTTACCGGAGTTCCTGCAGAACTTTCGTACACACTAATATTCATTGGTGACGCACTTGAAGTAAATTGAAAGCTAATATCTTGACTTGAATAAAATTTTACTCCTGAAGTAGAAGCAAATTCACTACCTTCTTTTAAAACTTGACCATATCTTAAATCAGCTCGATTTTCTGTGCCTGAACCTATAGCAGGTACCGTTTGAAATACATCTACTTCAGCATTTGCGGCGGATATAACTCTTGGTTTATATCCCATAGATTGTGCAATTTGATAAACACTTTTAGTTTCTTCCGCATATGCTAATAAAGATTCTTTAAATTGATTATCTACATAATAAGAAAGGACATCACCTACATAAGCGGCCATTTCTATAAACATCATACCAGGTGATGATTCGTTAAAATCATTATAAGAATTTGGAAAGTAAGTTTTTGCGTGTTCTATTAACGCATCTTTAAACTGATTAAAATCTTTATTAAGATACTTGACTTCTTTTTGTTTAACTGCCTGAGCCATTTAATTCTCCTTAATATCCACCTGCGCTACCACCGGTATCATTATTGTCTCCTTCGTCTCCACTTTCAACAAACGCATCATTAAACTCCAAAGTTTGTTCAATAACTTCATTATTAAAATCAGATTGGAATGTAGCATTTAATTGTAAAGTATTACCACGAGCTGATGCTGTTGTTCTCAATAACGTAACGTGAGGCAACCATTGTGCTAATGCCTCTTTTATTGTTTCTGAACATTTAGTATTTAAAACTGAAGGTTCATTAGGTTCAAAGATAATTTCGTGTATACGACATCCAAATCTAACATTACCCGGTCTTTCACCTATTTTAGTCATTATAAGATTTTTAATGTTATCTTGAATTTGATGATAATAAGTTTGGTTCTGTTTAAAGAATCCGTAACTCTCTCTATCATAGTTTAAAGGAAACCCAATACCAAATTGTTTATCAGGGTCTAAATCTATTTCTTTGATGCTCATCTATTATTCATTTTATTCATAAGTTCACGATAATCTTTAGTGATAGCTTTTTGTACATCAGGGTCAACTTGGTCAGGTGAAACTCCCGCTTTCTGTGCTATCTCTGCTACACCTGCATTTGTCATACCGCCTCCGTTTGATTTCATATCACCATAGCCTAATAAGTCAGCCATATCATTTGTACCAAATGTTTTTCCACCCATTGTCGGATATTCTTCTTTTGTCTTAACAGACTCTTGAATTGGCGTAGACCTTTTAGACTTAATTTCATTAATAAATATCTCGCCGAGTTGTTTTTTGACTTCTTCACTCACTAATCTATTGATTATTTTTTTTAACTCATTTGACTTCATTTTAACTCCTGTATGTTAATACCCACCGCCACCGCCGGAGCCTCCTCCGGTTCCACCGGTACTTGTTGTACCTGTAGCAGTTGTTGTTTTTACAATTCTTGTGACGCCTGTTCCATCATCCTCATCAGCGCCTTCTAATATATCTTCTTGTTCTGATAACAAATCATCTAATTCATCTTGTGCAAATTTACTACCATCATCACCTTTAGAATCTTTACCACCATTTTTTACTTTTATAGCTAACAAAGCTATTAGTACCGCTATAGCTAATCCTTTTAATTCTTTTGTTACTAAAGACACGACAGGCAATTCTGCTTTTGCTTTTGCTATTTCTTCTTTTACTTTCTCTACAATCTTTTCTTGTAAAACACCTGCGGCCGCTACCGGAGGAACTAATGCAGAACCAATCTTACCCGCATCTTTAGCTGCTTCCGCTATTGCCTTAGCAGTTTCAATAGCAGTAATAGCATTTCGTACCGTACGAACAAGTTTTGGTATTTTATCAGCCAACTTTTTAAATTTTTTCATTCTCTCGATATCTTTATCAAGATTAGGAGGAGTTTTTCCTTCGTCAGCTTCTTTTTGCATTTTAGGTACTTCAGTATCTTTATACTTTCGTATAGAGTCAATAGGTTTCATTACCTTATCTAATATTGGTTTTGTTATTCCCATTATGATGTAAATACCTTTTTACTTAAATCATTTACTAACTTTTTCTTTATACCATCTATTTTATCGTTAAGTAAATTTATTATTGGTTGTTGTGCATCTCCGGTTATCGCACTACCATCTTTATCTACTGCTACACCGCCATCTGCAAGATTTTTAAAATTATCAGTTATGAATTTTAGTGTATCTAAAATGTCTTCTATCGTTTCTTGATAATTCAATCCTCTCACTACCGGTTGAACTATAGCATTAGGAGAAGTACCAGGGTCTCTGTGACTACCCAAAGAAATACGCCCTTCAGGAATTTCTTCTTCTCTATCGTGATAAGTTACATCCGGTGTAGTAATAAATACATTCCTAAAAGAATTTAGAAAAATATTTCCTGATGATAACATCGATATATCGTGACCGTCATTACGATTCAAACCTTTAGTATAAAATGTTAATGAATCAGAAGACATAAAAATTTGTTCTGAATTACGCATATCGTTATCTCTAAAAGTTTGAGATAATACTCTATTTTTATATTTAATAAAATGTTTCTTTTTAGCTAAAGAGGTTTCACTATCTAAATCTACACCTGGAGGAGTTCCACCTGCTAACATATAAATTGAACTACCATCAATGTTAGGATTATAAAAAACAGGCATACTCACATCTTCTGAAACTTGTTTCTCTCTTTCAGGAGTAAAACGATTAAATCTAATTCTATCAGAAGGTTCTCTACTTCTCATAGAATTTACAAGTCTGAAAGTAGGGTATCCTTTCATATCACTAAACATTAAATTGTTTCCGTATCTACCTTGAACAACTACATCACCAGGAGTTACTTGAATAGGATTTTTTGATAAATCAGGTATGAATCTATTAGTAGAACGTGGTATTACTTTTGAATTATTTTGTAGTGAATCAAATATAGGTAAAGGATTACCATAATATACATTAGAACCTTTATCATTAAAAATAGGAACATACTCTTGCACCGTAGGTACGGATATAAAATGATAAGAAGCAGGCTTTGCAGTTTTAGTTGTAGTTTCATCAAAGTTTTGTATACTTATTTCACTTTGACTATCACCTGGCTCATTTTCTGAAAGAACTTTACCAGCAGGTACTGATTGTATAGGACTTCCTGATGAACCTACTACATCATTTACAATTTTTTTTATAAAATGATATGCTCTATCATAGTTAAGAATGCCACTATCCGCATAAGATTTATTGTCACTCATATTTAACTCTCAGGAAACTTAGATTGTGTAGAATCTATATCCTCATTTATTTTATCACTCTGTTCTTGTATCTCTGCTATAGAATCTGATAAGCCGGACATAAGCTGTTCTTTTTCAAGTTCACTTAGTCCAAACTCATTATCAGAACCTTTAGCTTCTGCACTTGCAAGTTTTTGTACGATAGCCGCTACTTTAATTAACTGCTCATCATTTTTTACTGCAACATCGAGATAATCTTTTAGGATAGGCACGAGTGCGACCGCAGAAGCGGTATCTGTAACAAACCTTAATAAGTCTTTCATTAAGACTTCGATTTGCTTTTTGTTTTCTTCCGAATTTGTATAGATATCTTTGAAGACATTCGCTAACGTTTTGCCTTCAAAAACTTCATAAGAATCTGACATATGTATCTTCCTTAATTAATAATAAATATATATTAATCAAGAAAGATACGTTTTTTATATGTTTATGTGAATACAGAACCTGTAACGTTCTGTTTAAATGAGATACCTTTGTCTCTGAAGTCATTAATTAACGCATTTTGTTTACGTTTCATAGCATTTATAACTCTTGTTATGTGTTGAGTATTAGAACCACTCATCTCACGAATTAAGATATATAGTGCTTTCTTATTGAAGTTTTCAATACTCGCATTATTTTTCATTAAATATAAGATAGCATCTACTACTGCTAAATCTTTTTTCTTTTTGAAAATGCGCATAAAGTTGTCTTCCCAATACTGATACATTTGATTAAACACTTCAAATTTAAAATCAGTAACATCAACCATATTCTTTTCATCAGTTGTCTTTCTATTAAAATCCATAACATCAAGTTGGTCGTGTATTTTACCCATCTTATAATTCTTGTTGTTATTTAAAATTAAATAGTTTTTAGCAACTACTGAAAAGTAACTAAAGGCTTTACCTTTACCTTGTACATACTTGTGCATATTAATAACCATATTAGCAACTACTTCATTTATTACTTCTTCAGTAGGATTGTCGAAGTAATAAAACTTATAAGTATGTATTAAGTTTTCTGCAATCTTCCTAATAGGTGCATAGATTTTCTCTGTAAAAAGTTTATCTCTTTCAGGGTCACCTGGCTCCATCGAGTTATATTGTACTATCGCATCTTCGGTTACTTGACCAAAATACATTTTACTTTTTTTTCTACGCTTCTTCGGCATTTTCTACTCCTGTGAATTTATCTAATTTGTTAATTGTTTCTTTTAATCTTCTGAAAGTATCTCCGACTTCATCATCCTTTTCAAACCATTCTTTTTCATCAATAACTTTAATTTCTGTTTGTACTTGATTTAAATCTGTTGTCATTTCTTCAAACCAAGTTTCTAAAGTTTCTTGACGCTTAAGTTGAATAAGATTTGCAGTCATACTTGTAACTAATAGTAATCCTAACATTCCTTCAATAATCATTTTTTATCTCCAAATAAGTCATCAAATAATTGATTCTTGTAATCTTTATCTACCCTAGGTTTTTTTTCAGATTTCGGTTGACTTTGTGGTTTATCCGTGATAGTGACCTCCTCAACCTCATCTTTCTCAATACCTAAAATATCAGCATAAGGTATGTTAGCATCTTCACCGAACATATAACGTTCCATCTCAAAACGAGTAGCAACCATATCTGCTTGATGAACTAACTGAGCAATATTTGATTTTATCTTTTTAGATTCACCAAAACCCATTAGATAAGCTTTGTTAGCTTCTTCATACATACCATCAGCAAGTCTTAATCCTAAATATTCTTGTTCAGAATATGTAACACCGAATTGACTTAGAGTATAAACTGCTCTATCAGTAACGGTCATATTATGTAAGTTAGGGTTGATTTCATACATTTTACCTTGATTGATTCTATGCCATTCAGAAGGATTAGGTCTGTAGTACTCTTCATCGAGGCTACCAAGTTTACCTAAGTCGTGGTGCATCGTACAGAATATTACATCAGCTAAATCATATGATAATTTAAAGCCAAAGTCTTCATAAAGTTTAAATAACTTTTTACCTGCTTCTGTTATATTCATAACGTGGTCAATATAACCTCCGGGCCACGAGTTATGAAAGTGGTCTGTAGATGAAGCGGGAGCTAACATCATACGTTCTTCAAAATGGTCATACATTTTATTTAACGCTTTAGCACGTTCTTCCGTGTTGAAAGATTCAACATGGTCACGAATGTACTGCATACGTTCTTGTAAGTCTTCTACTTTTAGTTTCATTTTATTTCCTTATCCAAAAAAGTTATTTTCTTTAACAACAAGACTCTTCTTGATGTTAGAAAGTTGAACATAGTCTTTTGAGTATTTATCAAATACCTTACGAGGTGTATCTGATTTTACCATTTCATCAATAGACCTTAATACTTTAGCTAAATCCTTAGGAATTATTTGTTCTAAGTTATGTCTAATACCATATATCGATTGTTCAATCAATTCGATAGTATCTAAGAACAAATAAAAATTGTGTAGTCTCATTCTAAACTGACCATCCCAATTCCATTCACAAACATCTCTCATATTAGCCCACTTCTCAATAAATCTATCGAAGTCATTTACACCAATTAGATTTTGTGTTTTTAATTCATCTAACATTTGAGGCATCTCAGGAAGATGTTTTTCTCTTGGCATATTAAGTGCTTCGAATCTTGTATTCTTAAATGAGAATGAAGTGTAATATAATCCAAACACAACTGCTCTATCCGGAGTAGATGAATCAGTAGTGACTACTATATTAGAACCTACATCTTCAAGTGATTTTTGTAATTGTAATAACATAAAGAAATCTTGAATACGTGATGTACCTAAAATATGCAGATACTCGTTTGATTTCTTTTCGTGTTCTCTACCTTCTAATAAAGTACATACACTTGCCATAAATCTAAATATGTCACCCGCAGTACCACCAATAGACCAACCTTGAAAGTCAAAGTCTTTTACAGCATTGTACCACTCTTTATAAGTTGTGTCATCTTCACCTTGTATAACATTTAAGAATTTAGTTCTACCTGATTGATTCTCATTAAAGTATTTAAAGTTTTCCATTGAGATATCAAAACATTCTCTAAACTTTCCTGTGTATTTTAATCTTGGAGGTATATCAAGATTCATAGCAATATCAGAATTGTTTTCTAACCACTCAAACACTTGAGTCTTTAACTCAGGCTTCCACTTGATGGCACCTGATGCTATCTGATAACCACCTGAGTCACCCATAATTAAATTAGTATCACGTTTGAATCCTAATTCGTTATAGAAATCTTTACGTGTTCTATGTGCACCTGCTGTGATTAAGAAATCAGGATATCTAAATTCTTCAGGAAACTCTTCTGTATAAAATCTACAAGTTAGTTCATCTTTAAATTTATGATTTTTTAATAATCCGTGTCCAAACTCACCTGCTGAGAAGGATGGGAAGTATTTGAATTTACCTATCTTTTTGTTCATTACGCCTCCGTTATAATTTTTAACATTCTTTGTACTGCTGTAGGACCTTGTTCGTCTTTTAATTTTTCAGCATTTTCTTTTATAGGTTCTACATATTCATCATAATGTTCAATAGCAAATTGAATCATTTCACATTGTGCATCTACATCAGAATCTAAATGCGGTTCATACTTGAACATATCAAAATACATTTCTTTATATGATAATCTATTAGGAACCATTACAACATTACCTAACCATAAACTTTCAAAAGTAGATATGCCACAAGTTTCTTGTAAACCACCTGACCAACTAACTTTTGATTTAGCTAATAGTTTATAATAATCATCTTTTGTTTCCGTTACATCTGTAGTAGTTATAAATTCTATATCAGATTTTTTCATTTTCTTAGCAACTTCTAAAAAGATATCGTGTCTTTTTTCAGGAGCAGTCCTGTGTGGAAAGACAACTATATTTTCTTTCTTAGATGTATCGTAATCTTTTAACCAATCGTGTGAGAAAGGATAACCTGTTACGTGTATTTTTTCGTTCGGAACATTTCGAGTAGATGATATTAATTGTTTATGAAATTCTGTAGAAGAGAATATACCATCAGTTGCTTCAAACAAAGAACGTTCAAAATTAGCACCCCAATATCCAAGACCTTTTTGTGCTAATAAATCCCACTCATCATAAGTACCGGCGTGCCATATAGCATATATCTTTACATTGATATCTTGACATTGAGACATATAACGTAGTGCTTGTATACCATAATGCCAACCATCATAGAATAAAAATACATCACCATCACTAACTTTACCTTCTTCAAATAAATTAGCAATCTCTATAATTTGTTCACTCTTATAAGTTTGTGTTCTGTTAATATCAAGAAATTGTCCTGATTTAATTTCACCATCAGACTTACCTGAAATAGTTTCTACTTCAAACTTCTTTCCACCATACTTCTTTACTAAAGTAGGTATCCACTCTTGCCATTGTTTAGTATATCGTTTTTCGATAGGTTCTAAATCAACTAAATGTAACTTCATTTTGTCTCCTTTAAATAATCTTGTATTTCTTCTGAATTATCTTGTTCCCACGGATAAACAATCCAATCATCACCTTTTTCTTCAACCCAAAAAGCAGGTTCTACTACTGATTGTTTATGATAATGGATTGTTGCAGTATGAGCATTTTTATAAACTTCTGCTCTCAAGTTGTGTAAAGTCTGTCCGGTATCTGCAATATCGTCAACGATTAAAAACTTCTTACCATAATAACCTTGTAATCTATCAATCATAGGTAATCCTAATTTGTGACTCATCATAACACCTATGATTAAACCACCTCTTGGTATCGCATAGATGCCTTCGTATTGATTTTCAGGAATCATATCACAAAGTTCGTCAACCAACTTCTCTAATTCATCCCAACTAATATATTTTTTCATACTCTCTTTTCCTCTATAGGTATTGGTTTGTAATTTACGAGAATAGGCCCAAATGTAGGTTTTTCTGTTCTCGATACTTTTTTAGGGTGAAACAATGTTTTATCACGATGATTAAATAAAGACATCATAGATGCCATATCTTGAGGATGTGCCATATTAAAGTTTACAGCATATCTAACATCATCTGATGTATTTTCATATCGATGCCAACTACTTAATTCATCTGTTTCATCTCTTTTCAATCTTCGGTCGTCATCACAATTCATAAATAATACACTACGATTATCTTTCCATTGTACTTGCATTGTTTTATCACCGGACATTAGTGTAGTACCTTGACCTGTTTCTCCTATATAAATTACACCGGTAAATGATTTGTAACTAACATCTAAATGTCTTCCATATTTTAATCTTGGTGGATATATGTTAAGTTCAAGATAACTAAAAAAATCTTTTCTCTCAGGACTTTTATTTTTCTTATACGGATATAGTTTTACAGATTCTCTCCAAATATCATCTATAGGTGTAGAAACTCTACCGGTCGGGAAAAAAACAACGTATGCACTAAATCCTGTTAGAAGTAAATCTTCACTATATGAATGTTTTATTTCCTCATATTGTTTTAGTTTACCATCGACAAAATAATCAGGAAATCTTTTCTGTAAATCTTTGTATCCTAATTCAAATGATTCTTTTACCCACGCTAAATCATAATCATCAAAGAAATTATCTACAATTCTATGAGGCCATTTAATATCAGGAATACTTTTATGTACCACTATATTCATTAATATACTTCAGCTCCGTTTTCGTTATCTTCATAAACTGCACAATAGCACAATTCAAATTCTTTATAAATTTCAGATGCCAACATCTCACAAGATTGAGAACCAAAATCACAACAATCTATTTCAGGATTGTAATAAGTTTTTTCAATATAATCTCTCATCATTCTTTTAAATACAATAAATTCTACATCTCTATCATCGTGAAATACTTCTCTACGTGCATCAATGTGAAACATATGTCTATGAGGATGTTCAAGATATTTCATTGTCGGCTCGAATTTACTTGCTTCAGGCCAATTATGAACACCTTCTACTTGAAACTTTACTACTATATTTGTTTGCATTATTTCATATCCTTTACAAAGTTATAAAATTCTTGTCGTACTGAATAATCACCATCTCTAAAAGCACCACTTAGTTTAGATGTTTTCATTTCAGAGTGAGGATGTTTAACACCACGTAAACAAGCACATAAATGTTTAGCACTTACCATTACAGCAATACCGCCGTGAGTAACTAATACATCATCTAAGTGGTCGTGTATCTGCATTGTAAGATTTTCTTGTACTTGAGGTCTACGTGAATAAAACTCAACCGTACGATTTAATTTACTTAAACCAATAATCTTACCCTCAGGCTTAGCAAGATATGCTACGTGAGCAACACCAAAGAAAGGAAGATGATGATGTGAACACATTGAATGTACTTGAATGTTTCCTTCAAATACCATACCATCGTATTTATCAACATTATCAAATGCTGTAATCTTAGGAGGTGCATTGAAACAACCTTCTGCTAAATCATTCACCCACGCCTTAGCAACTCTAAGAGGAGTTTCTGAAGCATTAGGGTCTGTTTCCCATTCAAAGCCGAGAGAAGACATAAATTTACCGTAATGATATGCCGCGTCTTCTATCGTATTTTGTTTTTCTTTTACTGATAAAACTTTGTTTCCGTTTGATTTCATTTAGACCTCCATTTACCGTTACCGAGATATTTTAAATAAGTGTATCTACCTTTAAATGTGTTGTCGTTTAAAACTATTTTACACAATGTAGTAGTTCCGCCATCTTGGTACATTTCTTTAATATATTTTTTATTTTTTATAATTGTATTTACAATAAAGTTTTGCATCTTAGGCAAATCATAATATATCATATCATAAGTTTTTTTATTGAAGTGATACCAACGATGTGCATCTTCTGCTTTTAAAAAGTCTCCTTCTTTACCGCTTTTATATAATTCAACATAACAACCCCAATTATATAGATTAGCTTTAAGTTGTGTATGTAATTCAAAATCTGAATTTAAAATTATAGTATGGTCAATTCCTCGTTTTTCCATTATCTTACCATCAATAGTATTGAAATCCCAATTAATAATTTTCTTACTTTTGTCAGAATAATAAGTTTCTAACATTGTATCAAAAACACTTTCTGCTTTCTGACCTTTAGCAAGGTTACGTGTCCATTCAGATTTATACACCCTTACTCCATTGTTTCCATCCATACACATTCATTCCTAATACAAAGATACTCATTGCTACTTGGGGCATGGCTTGTATAAGTAAAGCGTATATTAAAAAGAAAATATTGCCAACGCCCCATATATAGAAACAGAAGATTTTCTGT